CAAAGACGAATAAAGCGTGATGATTATATAGTAACGGAAGGTAAATATGCCAAAGTTGGTGAAGGTTATAGATTGAAGCACGTTACTGGTTATTTACATATGTCAGGTAAAACAATAACAATACAGAAAGTATATTCTTGGCGTGGTACATATACACAAGCACTTAATATGATTGATGCTTGCAGATTTGAATTAACAATTATAAAAGAATGAAAGAAATTATATGAAACAAGTTGGCAGAAAATATGATAGCGGTAAAGCTAGAATGGACTTGTTACCACCAAACACATTATTAGAGGTTAGTAATGTACTTGCTGTAGGCAGTAGAAAATATGATGATAATAATTGGTTATATGTTGAAGGATATAAAAGTAGATATATAGCGGCCGCATTAAGACATATAAATGCACATCAGAGAGGTGAAAGGTATGATAATGAAACAGGTTATAGTCATATAAGTCATGCGATTACTTCACTAATGTTTATAAATGAAAGAGCGATAATTGATGATAAAACCAAATCCGAAAAACCAGCCAAAGCGTAACGGCAGACCTTATAAAGTCATAGATTATAAAATGTTAGATAATTTGTGCGCTTTGCAATGTACTGGTGCAGAAATAGCAGGTGCTATGGGTATGGATTATGATACATTAAATAATGGTTTAAAACGTGAAACAGGTAAAGGTTTTACGGACTATTTTAGTGAAAAAAGGTCAGTAGGTTTAATCAGTTTAAGAAGGCAACAGTATAAAGTAGCGATGCAAGGCAATCCTAGTTTATTAAAATGGCTAGGACAAAATTGGTTAGGTCAATCGGATACACCACAACAAGTGCAAGCTGATGTTAAATTATCTGGTTTTCGCATTGTAGATGATGATATTGACTTATCTGAATGATATTAGAAACAACAGCAAGTAAACCGCAAAAGCAATTTATAATGTCAGATAGCACATTTCCTGCATTCGTTGGAGGATTTGGCAGTGGTAAAACACATGCTTTAATGTTGAGATGCTTGCGTATGTTAATAACAGATGGTCAAGACCAAGGTTTTTATATGCCAACTTATGGACTAATACGTGATATATGTTATCCAAGATGGCGTGAATTGTTAAATAGCTGTAATATATCTTACAAGTTAAATGCTCAGGCTAATTATATTGAATTATTAGGTAAGCGTATTATATTTCGAACATTAGACCGACCAGAGCGTATAGTTGGTTACGAAGTGAGCCATAGTTACGTAGATGAACTAGATACACTGCCTAAATTAAAGGCTCAGCGATGTTGGGAACAGATTATAGCACGTAATCGCCAAAAATTACCTGTTGGTTCAAATACAGTATCAGTAGGAACTACGCCAGAAGGTTTTGGTTTTGTATATGAACGGTGGAAGAAAAAACCTAGTATAAGTTATGAATTAATTACTGCGCCAACTATAAGTAATATAAAACATTTGCCAGTTGATTATATAAATACATTAAGAGAAACATATTCGCCAGAACTATTAGCCGCATATTTAGAGGGGCAATTTGTTAACTTAACAAGTGGAACAGTTTATAATTGTTACAATAGAAAAAAATGTCAGTCAGATGAAATAATAACTAACAATGAGCCATTATATATTGGCTGTGACTTTAACGTAACTAAGCAAGCGGCAACTGTATATGTTATAAGGGATAAAATTTGGCACGCTGTAGATGAATTAGTAGATATGTATGATACGCCAGACATGATTGATATTATTAAATCAAAATATAATGAACATAAAATATATATGTATCCAGACGCATCAGGCAGAGGTCGTAGCACTAATAACGCAAGCGTTAGTGATATAAGCTTATTACAACAGGCTGGATTTATAATAAGAGCAAAGCCAACTAATCCTAGAGTGCGTGATAGGATTATGTCAGCTAATCGTGCATTTGAACAAGGCTATGTGAAAATTAACACTAATAAATGTCCAAGAACAGCAGAATGTTTAGAACAGCAAATATATAAAAATGGTGAGCCTGATAAGACAAGTGGCAATGACCATCAAAACGACGCAACTACATATCCTATAGCATATGAGTTCCCTATTGTTAGGCCAGTAGCTAAAGTAGACTTCTCATTTACAAATTAAATTAAAAGAGTAATATAATTGAAACAAAAGAGGTAAGTTATGCCAGTTGATACAACCAACCCTACATATGATATATATAAAAACGAATGGATTAAGACAAGAGATGCTTGTAAGGGTTCAGTATCTGTAAAAAGTAAAAAGTCACAATATTTACCAGTGCCTGATGCAGAAACTAACCCGATGGGAATTGATAGCATACGATACAAGCAATATTTAAACAGAGCTGTTTTTACGAATTATACAGGCAGAACCAAAAATGCTCTAGTTGGGGCCGCATTTAGAAAACAACCAATTATAGAATTACCTGATGGTTTGGACTATTTGATAGACGATGCTACTGGTGATGGTTTATCATTAGAACAATTAGCTAAAGATGAATTAAATAACTTATTAGAAACAGGAAGGTCATTATTATTAGTAGATTATCCACAAACAGAAGAAGGTTTGTCCAGTGAGCAAGTCTCCATATTAAATTTAACAGCATCAATAATACCTTATAAAGCTGAATCAGTTATAAATTGGAAAACAGATGTAATAGCTGGACGTAATATGTTGACTTTAGTTGTATTAGAAGAACCATATTTAGAAAATAGTGATGAATTTAGCCACGAAAGTAAAATGCAATATCGTGTACTAAGATTGAAAGAAGAAGGTTATTGCCAGCAAATATATAGAGATAATGAACCACATACAGATGAATTTTATCCACGTAAATCTGATGGTAGTGTATTTGATTATATACCAGTTACATTTGTGGGCAGTCAAAATAATGACTCAACAATAGATAATGCTCCTTTATCAGACATAGCAGATGTTAATATGGCGCATTATAGAAACTCAGCTGACTATGAAGAAAGCTGTTTTATAACAGGTCAGCCAACATTATTTATTACACATAGCTTAACGCAAGAACAATGGAATGAATATAATCCTACTGGTATAAAAATTGGTAGTAGGGCAGGTCATGTCTTAGGTGATACAGGTAATGCTAATTTATTACAAGCAAATCCTAATAACCTTGTTATGGAAGCTATGAAAGCTAAAGAGCAACAAATGGTAGCTATTGGCGCACGTATAATTACTGATAGAGGTGGTAATGAAACAGCTGAAGGCGCTAGAATACGCTTTGCATCAGAAAATAGCGTACTCGGTGACATTGTAGGAAATTTATCATCTGCTATAAAATCTTGTATATATTGGGTTGGTGAATTTATGGGCGTAGAAACAGATGAATGCATATTTACAATAAATAGAGAATTTTACGATAAAATGGTAGACCCACAAACAATAATGAGTTTAGTAACATTACTTGACAGACAGATTGTTAGCAGTCAAGATATATTTGATAGGCTAAAAGCTGGCGGACTTATAGATGCAGAACGCAAGCTAGAAGATGTGCAAGAAGAAATAGGAGACTTATCTCCTTTGGTATAAAGGAATAAAATGACCTTATCTGTAAATTATAAAAAGACAGAAGATTTAATTCCATATAATAATAATAGTAGAACACATGATAATATACATATTAAACAAATAGCATCTTCGATAAAAGAATTTGGTTTTACTAACCCAATATTAATTGATGAAAACAATATCACTATAGCAGGCCATGGTAGGTTAATGGCGGCTAAATCATTAAATATAGATGAAGTGCCAACTATAACATTAAATGATTTAAATGAAGAACAGCGTAAAGCATATGTAATAGCAGATAATAAATTAGCATTAAATGCTGGTTGGGATATGGGTATATTAAAAGATGAGTTGCAAGAATTATCTAATATGGATTATAATTTAGATGTATTGGGCTTTGATGTTGATGAAATAAAATTAATATTAGATGAAGTAAATTTTGAACCAGCAAGTCAAGATGAACAAGGGCAACTAGATGAATTAGACCCTAAATGGATAACTTGTCCACACTGCACGCAAAAATTTGATATGAGAGAAGTATAATTGACAAAAAAGCCGACAATTAAAATTGATTGGGCTAGTTATGATGCTTCTAAATTTGCTTGTGTAAATTGGCATTACAGTGCTGTTATACCAGTAGGCAAATTAGTAAAAGTAGGTGCTTGGGAAGATGGTAAATTTATAGGTGTTGTATTGTTCGGTAGGGGTGCTAATAATAATATGTTAAAACCTTATGGCCTAAATGCAGATGAAGGTTGTGAATTAGTCAGAATTGCATTGAAAGCACATAAAACACCAGTGTCTAAAATAATGGCAATAGCAATAAGATTCTTGAAGAAAAGCAATCCTAAATTAAAATTAATTGTTAGTTATGCAGATGCAGACCAAGAACATCACGGAGGCATATATCAAGCTACGAATTGGATTTATACAGGTTTAAAAAACGCTGGTACTATGGGTGCTTTTATTATCAATGGTAAAAAAACACATCCTAAAAGTGTTCATAGTAAAGGTGTAAAACAGAATATAGAAAGCGTCCGTAAACATTTAGACCCTAAGGCAGAAGTATTTTACACTAAAGGTAAACATTGCTATTTAATGCCATTAGTTGACAGTATTAAAGATGTAGTTATAACAATGTCTAAACCATATCCCAAGCGCGCAAAAGAGCAGGCATTAGGTGACCAACTTAATCTGGGCGGTGCGACTCCGACCTGTGCGCTCCAAAAATAAAAATGATGATTTTATAAAGACTTGCACAATAATGAAAAAATTTGTAGTTTAGCAATATAAACTTACTGATAATTGTAAGAGGAAATATGGCAGAACAAATTAATAAAGCTAAAATGAAATGTAATGCGCCCAAGCGCACGCCAAATCATGCCACTAAATCACACGTTGTAAAAGCATGTGAAGGCGGCAAGGAAAAGATAATACGATTTGGACAGCAAGGGGTAAAGGGTTCACCAGCTAGAAAAGGTGAAAGCAAAGCATCCAAGGCACGTAGAGCAAGCTTTAAGGCAAGACATGCTAAGAACATAGCCAAAGGTAAAATGAGTGCGGCTTACTGGTCAGCGAAGGTGAAATGGTGAGTAATTATGGCTTATAAAAATAAAAGTAAAACAGCTGGCAAAGCTAAATCAAAGCCTAGCAAGACCAAAGCAAAGCCAAGGCAATATAAAAAGAAATAGCTTATGAGCGTTAATGATGCTTTAGAAGATGCTTTTATAAGACATCAGATATTTTTACAGCGATATGTTTCTGGTCGTGAGCGTGAAGCTCAAAAGTTTATAAAGCGTTTATTAAATGGCATAATAGCACAGATTGGTAGTAATGATATAACTGTATTTGGACAAGCAAGACTTGCTAAACAAATAAGTGACTTACAATTATACATGACTGCTTTGTCAGATGATTATCAAACTAAACTAATTAAAGAGATGATTGACTTTAGTAGCTATGAAGCTGAATTTAATTATAATGTGCTAAGGCAAAACATTACTAATTATACTGATTTTGCATTACCAAGCCCAGCCCAATTAGAGGCCGCTATATTTACTGAAGTAATGGATTTGGAAGCAAATAAAGGTTATACAATATCAACAGCACTACGTGAGTTTAGTACAAAGAAACAAACACAAATAATACAAGTTATAAGAGATGGTATTGCATTAGGTACACCAATAGCTGGTATAACACAAAGCATAACAGGACTTAGTGCATTACAAGGTAGACAAGCATCTACATTAGCAAGAACAATAGTTAATATGATAGCAACTATAACAAGAACGACAACAATGCGTGCTAATAGAAAGTTAACAAGCCGTTATAAATGGGTAGCTACATTAGATGGATTTACTAGCGTTATATGCATGGGCTTAGATGGTAAAGTATTTAAAGATATAGACAGTAATCCAAAGCCACCAGCACATTTTAATTGTAGGTCAACTATTACTTATGTTGTAGACCCTAAATATGACTTAGGTAAAAAAGTAAAAGGTACAAGACCAAGTGTTGGTGCTGACGATAAGGCAAGAAGTGTTAGTGATAGATTAACATATGAAAGATGGTTACGCACACAACCAAGAAGCTTTCAGAATGAAGTGCTTGGCGTTGGCAGGGCAAATATATTTAGAGAAGGCAAATTGCCATTAGATAAATTTGTTGATATGAATGGTCGCGAATTAAACTTAGACCAATTACGTGAGCTTGAGCAATTATACACAAGTGCAAATGCAGGATTTTAATGAATAGCCAATATTGGTTATATAACAACGGCAGAGCCGTAATATGCAAACAAACTGGAGGTTGAAGCATGACAGACGAACTATTTGAAGGTATTGAACTTGAAGATGATGTAAAAAACGCATTGTCCGATAAAGTAAATCAGGCTATAAAGAATAAACTAGACGAT